TCAACAGACGGGTTTTGACCCGTTGAGCTGGTTGTACTCTTTAACCGCGGCCGCACGTTGTCGATCGAGGTAGGCAGCCAGGTCGGTGATGTGAATGCCCTTGGCGGACTTCTGGCTCGGTTCAAGACGGGTGATCGGAAGCTTGATCTGACCACTCATCACCTTGCGCTGGAACATGTCTGGCGTCAGGTGCGTGAAGTAATCCCGGCAGACCAGTTCCAGCGAGATAATCACCTGGCCATCGTATTGGGCCATCAGGATAAAGGCGGTGTTCATGCTGCCTCCGATGCCTGTGAGGAGGGGTGAGGGTACCCTTAATCATGAGATACCGTCTGCTCAAGCTCCTGAATTCGGGCGCTGAGCTGCTGTATCAGTAGGGACTGGCGTGCGACCAGATCGGTGTCCACGAAGGAGCGCTCGAGGCGGATGGTTATTTCAGAGTTCATACTCCGATGGCGTTCGCTGGCCAATGCCTCAATTCGTGAGCGCATACCGTTGGGCATTCGCAGCACAAATTTGTCGGCGGTGCGTGAGTCGTAACGGTTCGTGGTAGCTTCTGCGGTGCCGCCTTTGGGTTGATTCACTTGCATGGTGCTTCTCCTTTTGGTGGTCGGTGTCGAGGGGTTGCAGCCCCTCGGCACCACTTCTTTTCCGGCTCAATCGGTGTCAGTTTTGTTGTGCAGCCCAGTCTTTTTTCAGTTGTGACCAGACGGCCTCGCCGTTCTCGACATATTCGTGTACCTCCATTTCCGGGCGCTGGTCCATGTGCAGCAGGTCTATGCAGTCTTTGAACAGAGCTGTGTCCAAGCCGCGTAACTCGGTGAGTGGAAAAGGGAATGCGCTACCGTTGTACAGGCTGAGCAAGAACCCGCCGACGATGCGGCTTTGGCCTGAATAACGCTGAGCGATGGGTAATAACCGGTTCAGCGCGGCGATACCAGCATCGCGAATAGCAGGGCGTTCTTGTTCTTCGGCGGCTAACTGGGCCGCTATAGCTTGATTTGCTGTGGTGGTTGAACAGTGAGATTGCATGGTGCTTCTCCTTTGGGGTGGTGTCAGACGTTGCAGCGTCTAACGGGTGTTTCAGATGATTCATCAGGCTTGGAAGTGCCAGCACTTCACGATGGGTTGCTTGGTGACTGTCGCGTTAGAGTTCTTGGCCTGGTGGGACCGTACTGCGCTGTCGGTCGCCTTGTTGATGTCGAGCAGCTTCCGCGAGCGGGAGTCTTTCAGGCGCTCGCGTAACTCGCTGACGTCGGCGATTTTCTGGCGATGCTCGGCGGCGCACTTCACAAAGTCATTGAGGTTGATGGCGATGACGTGGTCTTTTTTGCTGTGGTTGACCACCGGGCCGTCGGCATCGAGGCCTTCCAGGTATTCGTAGACTTCCCAGAATTCAGCCACCACCGGATGGTCGGAACTGATCGAAGCCTGTCGCTCAAGTGCCATGCGAATGATCTGCGCGCGGGTGTGGTCGATTTGTACGTCGGTGAGTGGCACTACCATGCGCAGGCAGTCCAGCAGGGTGAGCAGTTGGGCGTGGTTCTTGTTGATCCGTTCCACACGGATGTAGCCGCGCAGCTTGTTGCCACAATTGCTGCATTCGCCGTGCTCGTCTTTGAATGGTGTCTCGCAGGCAAAGCAGTGGGCGTGCAGGTTGCGCAACTTCGCTTCGTAGCCCGCTATGTGCTGACCAAACAACTCCATCACCTCCAGCTCTTTGCGTGCGGCCTGCAGCACAAAGTTGCTGAGCGTAGAACCCTCCAGAGCATTAAGGCGATCTGCCGCCGCACGGCTTTCAGCGGTGATGTTCGGTCGTACAAAGTGCAGTTTGACGATCCGCGTCATAATCGCCTCAGACGCCACCACAGGGGCGTTCTGGCTAATGGCGATGGTGCCGCGAAACGGTGGCTCGTAGGTTTCGTTACCGGCGGTTTTAACACCCTTGGTCGCCAGAGTGCCGCCGCCGTAGTAATCCTTGAGTTCGTCCCATTCGAAGGTTTTAGCGTGGGTCTTGTCGTCGCCACTGCGGTCTGATTCCAGCAACACGATGGGCATGCCGGACACCTGGCCCATCAAGCGGCTGCGGCCTGCCTTGGTCGATTTAGACGGGTCAAACCCTTCATAACCGTCCCGGCCTGCAAGCTTCCATAGCAGGGTGAGTAACGTGGTTTTACCCGCGCCGGCCTCGCCGGTGGCTTCAAGAAACGGAAATGACTGGTAGCGACCCCGGATCTGCTCGGCGAACAGCGAGCCAAACCAGAAGGTCAGCGCCACAATGCCTTGGGCGCCAAAGCACTGCCAAAGAAGGCCAAGCCATTGTTGGTCGTACTTTTTGCCGTCTTTCTCCAGATTGATCCGCACTCCCTTTTGCAGGGTTTTAAGCTTGAGCTTGCCCATTTCAAAGAATTCCTCCTCGTTGATGTGGATGACCTGGCCATCGCGGATGGCGACGTCGTTGAACACGTAGCAGCGGTACTCCTTGCTGTAGCCCACGTAGTCGATGGTCTGAACGGTCTTGATGCCAAAGAGCTGGTCTTTCATGAGTTTGTCCAACTGCTGCCCACTGCCGGTGAACACGGCTCCGGCGCCCATGCCGAGAAGTCTTTTTTTGAATTCGCTGGCGGCAGCAACCTGGCCGCCAGTGAAGGTGTTCTTCACTGAGCCGCCGTCATGCGGGAAATCGACGCGGAAGAAGTACCAGGACTCGTCTGTGATTTCGTTGCGCTGGAAATAAAGGGCTTTTGGGTAGCAATTGGCGATCTCCACCACGCAGCCGGCCATCTGCAAAGCCTTTTCCCGAATCTGCTTTTCGGTAAGCACTTGCGCTTCTTGTTTCTCGCTTTTGTCGAATGTCTGTTTGGCGGCGTTGAACTTCACGATGTCCAACTTCCACCAGTACAAGCGTGAATCGAAACAGAAGTGGAACTCCTCGCGCTCCCGCCACTGGTACATGAGCAACGCCTTGTCGCTGGCGCTCTCGGCAATAAGCAGATCGCCCTGGTGCCTGGCTTCCCTCAGATCTTTTTTGATGCGCTCTGCGCGTGCTGAGTCGTCGTCAATAAATGCCCAGCGTTGATGCAGATCGTTCCAGTCAACTTTCCGCGCATCTGGTTGCGGAATTTGCGCGGCTTCGCATGTGAAGCCCAGTTCACGGGCGCGCATGACCCACATGTGGGTGTATCTGTGGGCGCCTGGCTCATTGTCCAGAGCCCAGATCAACTTGGGTGTTTTCCCGCCGCGAGCGGTGATAAGGGCCTTCAATGACTCCTCGGGAAAGGCATTCGAGGACAGTGCCGAAACAGCTGAAACGTTGTTATGAATAAGCGCGATGGCATCGAAGATGCCTTCTACGATCCATAGTTCATCGACCTGCAGCAGATCAAGACAAGGCGGGCACCACCAGTAGCCCCTGTAGCTGTTCCCTTTTTCAAACTGCGCTTTCATCTTGCCGAAGCGCGAAGGCTGGTCGATCAGGCGTTGCCAGTACCCGCCGCGTTCCAGAGGGAACCGTACGGTGGCTGAACCCATATTCAGCCTGCCGTCGAAATAGCTGTCCTGCGTATACCAGCCCTCAATCAGATCGAGGCGAAACCCACGGGCAAATGAGAGATAAGCCTTAGCGCTCGCGGCGGGTTGCTCGCTGCTAGCCGGGGCGCGCTTGCTCCAGTTGTCGAACAGGTCGGGATACAGCTCTTTGACTGGCACCATGTACCGGCATTTTTCTTCGCGACCACAGCGGATAAACCAAGGCTCGTCGTGTCGGGAAAACAGGCGTTTCTGGTTGCACTGCGGGCAGGTGCCCTTACGCATGTAATGCGTGTCCTTCATGTGCTGAAGGCCGTAATCAGACTCTAAACGCTGAATCACGTCAGCGCGGATCTGCTGCTCCATGGGCTTGCGATTCACTGCGCATGCTCCGCAACCACAACAAGCTGCTTTTTCAGCTCGCTGCGCGTTTTGCAGAGGCCTGCCAGATAGGGCATGTCCTCAAGCACCTTCGGCGCCCGTTGACCAGTCGGTACATGCCGGTAGCGATCGGAGTACCAGATATCAGCCAAGGTGACTTCGTATTGAGTGGTCAGCCACAGCAGGTAGTGCTGCGCCTGATGTTCGTCCATCTCAAGTTTTATGGTGATCTTGTTCATTTCGGCCACCAGTAAGGTGCAAATTCCCCCTACCCACGCACAGCGGGCATCCATCAGGGAGTGGTTTCGGGTTAGTGCGGGAGGTTGCGCGTCAGCAACATGCGCGCCGGTAGCAGGCGTGCAGAAACGGGGTGTCGTTGCTGTGTACAGGTGTCCAGCAGCAAGATAACCGGGCGGAACAACCCGCTACTGGGGTGAATGCCAAGCCAGTCGACACGTTTACAGGTCATGCTTTCAAACTCGGCGACAGCCAGTTCTGCGATGCGCTGCACCAGGTGCGAAGGCACTTCAAGCGACAGTGTCAGATAGCTGATGCAGTTATCCAGCAACTGGTTATCACCGGCCAAATGCTGAGAGCTGTGGCGGTACAGATAGGCCACGGCTGCTTGTTGCATCGCGACGCGGTAGTCGCTGGCCGGGTTCGTGGTCAGGGTGATCGAGTTCATAATGTTGCGGCCTCCAGTACCAGTTTATCGAGCAGATCGGGTTGATCATTGGCGGTTCGCATTGCCTGGCGCCGAATGACCACATCAGCCACTGGCAGGCATACCTCGGGGTTGGGCATGCCGCTGGGGCTCAGTTCATGAGTCATTTGGAATTCTGCCCGCACCGCCCAGCCGCAGGCTTCGTTGGTGCATTGCATGTACGTGATCCGCAGGAAAATATGCTGGCCTTCGCTGGTACGGATGCGCATACGGCCGTGGCAGTGGGGGCAGACCAGCTTGTAGGTGCTCATGGTCACGTCCTTTACAGCAGTTCCGCAGTTTCATGGGCGATGTTTAGCGGGGTAATTGCATCACCGATGGCTAACCGGATATCAGTGCCGGAGCAGGGGTTATTGGTGGTAGCGGCAATTTCTTTTAGGGTGTTGAGACGCTGCTGGGCGATAGCCAGTAGATCCAATAAATGTTGTCTGTCTTTTTCGGAGATATAAGTCATGGCCATTCACTCAAAACAGGAAGTAGAAAGGATGAACCTGGTCCAGGCGTGCGTGCCGAAGACATACGTTTCGCCGTCGACGATGTAGCCACCGTGCTGAAGGAGATCAAGACGCGTCTCGGCAAGGGCTGGTGACAGGCGCTCACTGTTTGGTCCCCCGGCTGTGCAGCAGAATCGTTGCCAGAACCTCGGACTGGCGAGCTGACATGTAGCGACGGTGCGCGGCGAGGATTGCATCCGCTTCGTCCCTCTCGATCACTTCGTCTTCCAGCGCCTTGGCAATGATCTGATCGACCATACCGCGCTTGGCGGCGGCCCTTACGGACCGGCTGTAAAGGTCGACGTTGTCTAATACTTCTGGCCTGGCCAAGGGGACGAACATGCCGCCGTACATCGCAGCGATGTATTCCGGCAGGTGAGTGGTACCTGAGTCCTGTTCCAGCCGATGGATTTGCTCATCACTCAACGGGCGGCTGCCAGCGTTCTCGTAGATGTGGTTATCAAATTTTTTCAGTTCGTACCCCAAGCGCGATGCGGCGCATTCCCGACCACCTTTGTAGTCGTTGATCACTGCGCTCATGACCTGGCGCTTGGTTGCTAGAACTGGACGTTTCATCTTCTGGTATCTCCTCGGAGTAATCGCCCCTACAGTTTCTTTATGCCGTTTTTGAAGCAGCCTGCCGTTCAAAGTGGTCAGCTAGGATGCCGGGGAGGACTTCAATACCAATGATTAGCGATAAGTCTTGCATGATGCGAAATGACAGCCGGCCTCTAGGCAGAGTGTCGTGGCCAGCCCAGCGTTTCACTACCTGGGTAACGGTGCGCGGCTCATAGCCATGTGTCAGGGCAAATTGTCGAAAATTGCTTCCGCTTTCGATGAGTCCTGCTTGAATTTGGCGCTTATTCATGAGCTATGCTCCAGCTGTATATCTAAAGAAAATTCCCACGAAACTTTAGGATTGCTCATGTGTGGTTGTGATCCGCGCATGGTTTGAATGTACCCATTTGGTTAGAATGTTCTCACATGGGAATAAGGCTAAATTCTCGGTTGGGTATTTGTCAAGGAGTAAAGGTCTCAAATGGGCATCGGAGAAAGAATCCGTCGAGCGATTGAAGCTCGTAATTTATCCCTCAAAGAAGCTGCAAAGACCTGTGATATCTCTTATAGCTCGTTGCAGAACTGGGTCGGGGGGCTGCGAGAGCCCCGCCCAGATGCTCTTGTAGCTATAGGGTCCCAATTGGGTATTTCCATCGATTGGTTATTGACCGGGGATGGCCGGATGTTCCGCGTAGAAGGAGAGGTACAGGCTTCTAGTGAGGCCTATGCAGATAGCGCTCGGGAGAGGGCCGTGATGGCTCTATTCCGCCTGTTGCCTGATGAAGATCAACGAGAAATAGAGTTTGTTATCGCTGGTAAGAAGCGATTGTTGGACATAGAGAGGCGCTTGAACGATTTGAGTGCAGTGATGGCGGACGGTAAAAGTTCGATCTAGTCTGTTCCCATTGGGAACAAACCAGATAGGAGTAATTGCCGCATGTCATCAGTAGGAGCCCAGAAAACTGATCGATTGCTGTCCTTTTCTTACAAGGACAGCAAAGGCCGTGTGAGTGAGCGAGAACTCTCACACTGGAAGGAAACCTCAATGTACATTCAAGGCCGGGTTGGTGATGATTCCTTTTACCGAACCTTCCGCAAGGATCGTGTGTTGGAATATTTCCAAGGTACTCAATACCTGCTCCTTGAAAGGGCTCCGCCCCCACCAGTTTTCTCTACATCCTTGCCAACTGATGTGCGGGGGCAAATCCTCTTTACCGGATTTAGGGCAGAAGAGCGAGCTAACCTGGAAGCGCTTGCATCAGCCAACGGTCTACGGGTAGTCAAGACTCCAACCAAGGGACTGGCATTTCTTTGTGCAGGCTGCAATGCCGGGTGGACAAAGGTAAAAGCCGCTGTAGAAAAAGACGCTTTTATTTTGAGTTCGGCGCAACTGCTGGAAATGTTAGAAACAGGTAACATCTCAGAGGATACATAGGTTCAGTAGCTTTCCGTACTGAGGTGGGAATAGCAATATTTAGGCGTACTGGCGCTGTACTGTTGATCGAGTCAAGTTGCGAAGGTCATGTGTAAGAAAAGCCCCGGCAATAGTCGGGGCTTTGTAATTATATATGTTGATAGGTGTTTTATTTTGCCGCTTCTTCAGTTGATTCTATTTCGTTATCATTAACAGCTTCGTTGCGCTTTGGTTGTTTTGATTTTGGCATGGCTGTAGGGTATTCGAAGCTGTTCCCCAAGTCTTTTGATAGATGGCTTTTTAGTACCTCTACTTTAAGATGTACTTGTTCTTGAAACAGAATCTCATTGCTAATGTCGAGATTTTTGGCTGCCGAATGGACTGACTCTCTGGCGAGGACTAACAATTTTGCTAATGTGAGTCGGTCGCTATGAATTGTAAATATTTTCTGAATTATTGTAGATGTTAATCGCCAGCTGTAATAGATAGCTATTCCGAAGACGGCTGCGAATGGAATTCGCAGGATGAAAGATCCAATAATCTCAGCGGTATTTTTGTAGTCGGCTAATAATAGCTTGCTTGCCCCGGAATATAGTTCGTAAATAGAAAAAATAATAGCTAATAATGGGAGGGTAATTAAGAATACATAAATTGCTGCCTGTGATCTTCCTTCTTTGACGTAAGGTCCATACTCATCTGATATGAGGTTTTTGTCAGAGGTTAATTTTGTAAGTTCTGCTTTGAGTTTTGAAATGTCTTTATTGTGGCTAAGTACGGTTTCATTGAGTTGTTCTATGTTGTTTTTTGTTTGAGTAAGTAATGATTCACTTCGTACTAATGAGTCTTGTGCATTTTCAAATTTTTCGCTTTCAGTCTGCAGATTGGCGGTAATGAGTCTGAGCTCAGACATTTTGAGGGCATGAGCATTTGATACCTTGGCTAGGGAAGACTCTAATAAAGTTTTATCTTCGGTCAGTGAGCTGATACTTTCGTGCAGTTCAGTGCAGTCATTTCTAAGGGTTTCTTTGAATTTCTCTAAGTCTCGCTTTAAATTAATTATCGCTACAATGTCTTCGGAATGCTCCGAAATTTCTTTGATGCCAGTACCGTAGATTCGTATCTTTGTGAGCTTTGGGTTGTTTAAAGTAGAGCTGCTATATATTTCGAACCATTCGCAAAAGCTACGTGCGTAGCCAAAAACAAATTTGATATTGGAGTCAAGGGTTATTAGATTTAAATTGTACGAAGGTTTTCCTAATGGCTTAATAATTACTGCTAGGTTTGTGGGTATTTTAGAGTTTTCTCCATAAAAATTAATGGAATCTAAGTAAAAAGGTTCTTCCGGTGTAAAGCGTTTTGCTGCTCTTGTGATTTTTACCGGCTTGGCCGTTGCCAAAGATTCATTCAGTAGTACTTGGCATTGGGGAGTAGTTCTCCATAGCAAGTTATTTACCAAGTCTAGAGTTGGAAGTTTATTTTCCAACTCGGTAAGTTTTGATTCAATATCTTCTGCTGATTGATCTGACATGATAGCTCCATTATTCTCAGGCATGCATAGAATAGTGGCTTATGGCTACATTTTCATCTTCTTCCACTCACGATCTACAGCTCTTTTTGCAGAATCTCCTGCCGCATATAACCATTTCAACCGCCTAGGCATTGACTGGTCTCCTGCAGTGACTGCCTTTACCTTCTCAGTTTTTGGGTCACGGAAATACGCAATAACCCCCGTAAAATCACCCTGATCTTCTTCGACCAGATCCTCCACTCCATCCTCCGGCAACTTGCTTTCCAGCTCCAGGCTCACGGTATAGCCGCCGTCAGCGGTGAGGCTGTGCTGCACGTTGCCGCCGTACCAGATGATTTCGTCAATCTCGGCTTTGACGCCTTGGAGCGTGTAGGTCAGCTCGGGGATTAGGTCTGGGCGCCCCATGGCCAGGCTGTAGCTGATGGTCGCGCTGCCCCGTTGCAACCGCTTGAATTCTGATCGAGCAGCACGCAGGGCTGATTGTTGATCGCTGTAGGTATGGCGCAGGTCTTTGAGATTGTCGCCGCCACCAGCGATGGCTTCCTGCTTTTTGGCGCTGTTGACGTCGTAGTAATAGGCGCGCACACCGTCATAGCTGTCGCGGTCGGCTTGCAGGTAGCGGTGTTGGTCGCCCTCGGCGCGGGTGAGGGTGATGTGGGGCAGGTCCAGGCCGCTCGCGGCTTTACCGCCGCCTGCTGGCATGCACAGAAGGCAGCCGGCTTTGACGCTGGCCACTGCGTCGAACTCTTCACCCAGACGGCTGATCATGTTGGCGTCAGACTCGTTGGCCTGATCGAGTTGCAGGATGGGCAAGCCGTAGAGAGGGACGGCAATGGTGGCGGTCAGGCCGTTGCCGATGGCGATATCGCTCAGGACCTCGCCAAGGGTGGTGTTGCTCCAGCTGCGTTCGCGTTTGGTTTTCAGGCCTTTGCGTAGGTCTGCCGATCGAGCGCGAATACTCAACACGTCCGGGGCGCCGCTGTGTTCGATTTCGTCGACGGTGTAGATGCCTTTGTCCACCAGGCCGGTGTCACTCCAGCCCAGCCATAGCCTAAGCACCGCGCCTTTGGGCGGGATGGACAGCAGGCCGTCATGGTCGCTGAGGGTGAGGCTGAGTTGATCCGCTTCGACGCCACGGTTGTCGGTCAATTCCAGGCTCATCAGGCGCGGGCTGATGAGTTGGGCGATATCGTAGCCGTCGACGGTGAGGCGGAAGGCAGGAACTGGGTAAGCAGCGTCGCGCTCGGCACTGCCGTTGAGATACCCGATCACAACAAGCCTCGCAGGATGTTGGCGCCAATGCTGGTACTGGCACCGAGCAGGTCGATGCGGTCATCGTCGGTACGCTTGAGGCTCAGGGTGAACTCAATGCGCCTTGGTGTGCCGTCGCGAAAAAACAGGGTCTTGGTTTCGCTCAAGCTCTCGATCACCCAGAGGCCATAGATGCGGCCACTGCCTTCGACCATGGGCCAGGCTTTGCCGGTGTTCGCCATCAAGCGCAGGGCGTCAAGACTGAGGGCGCTACCGGCCAGCTCGGGAAATATGATGCCGGGCAGGGTGATAGTGTCGTCGCCACGGCCCACAAACTGCCGTGCGGGAGGCGCGCCGATACGGTTATTGCTGGCGTGGCGCCAGTCGGTTTGGCGCTGCAGCTCCTGGTAGGCGGCGGTTGAGAGGCTAAACACGAACATGCCTAGGGCAAGCATCATGGGGGTTATTCCAGGTCGGAAAGTTTGCTGCGCTGGCGCGCCTTTTTTTCGTTCTCTATGCGGGACAGCATGGCTCGCAGGCTCTTTTCCATGCTTTGCAGATCCATGCCAGGCGCCGCCGTTAAGGTGAATTCGTAGGTGTCGTGGCTGTCGTATATGGCAGCAACGGGCGAGCTACCGATGGGTGGGCGATCATCCACGGCCAAGGCGGGCAAGGTGGTCGCGCTCAGGGCAAAGGTGCCCGCCGCTGTCAATTGCTTGGCCATTCGAGTCAGTGCGTCGAGCGGGCCTTTCTGGCCACCTTCCAGACCTTGGGTTAGACCGGCCATGGTGAAGCCGCCCAGTTCGGCGAACACGCGCGATGGGCTGTGGATATCGAGTTTTTCCTTGAACCACGCAATGGTCGAATCGCCGATGTCGTTGATGGCAGTTTTGATCTTGCCCAAACCGGCATACAGCCCGTTGACCAGGCCGTTGACGATCATGTTGCCGAACTCGGTAAAGCGGTTGGGCAGGTCAATGCCCAGATAACTCAGTACTTCGGCAAAGGCTTGGTATATCAGGCCGACTGGGTTGAAGTTGGTCAGCACCGTCACGATGCCGCCAACACCCCCGTCAAAACCGGCTTTGATTTCTGCCCAGGCACTGATGAAGTAGCGTTTGACGGCATCCCAGTTGTCATAGATCAGGTAGGCGGCTGCGGCGATGGCGCTGATAGCGATACCGACCGGATTGAGCATCAGCGCTCGACCGAGCCAAAGCACGGCCTTGCCAACAAAGGGCAGTACGTTCTTGCCTAGGCTCCAAAACATTGCGATCAAACTGGGTAGGCGAATACCCAGTTGAGCCAACATCAGGCGCAGCGCAATGAATGGCAGCAACGCACTGGCGACAGTAATCATCAGGCCACCTACTATTGCAGTGAGACCAGCAATAACTGCTGCTGCCTTGACCAATCCTGCACTGAGAGTCGGGTTTTCTTTCGCCCAAGTTTTTACGCTGCGGACAACATCGGTGATTGACTGCACCAAGTCGCGCAAAGGACCATCTTGCTGCTCTTCCAGTTCTATGCCGAAGTCTTCCCACGCGCTTCTAAGGGTGGTCATATCACCCTTGAGATTATCAGCCATCACGCGGGATGTTTTGCTTGCTTCGCCTTGGGTATCGCGCAAGGTGGCAATCAGTTTTTGCAGCTCGCCGATACCCGCCTGATCCACCAACTGGGCCATGCCCTTGACCGCTTCTTCCCCTGCGATAGCCTTGAACAACCCCCCTTTTTTGGCAGTGCCCATGGCTTTGGTCTTATCGTAAATCTCTTTAAGGATGTCAGGGATTTGCCGCAGATTGCCATTGGCATCAGCTGTTTTAATGTTCAATTCATCGAGGGCTTTGCGCGCAGCCTTGGGGGGTGCAGCCAAGCGGTTCATGATTGAGCTGAGTGCTGTCCCGCCCATGCTGCCTTGTAGCCCAGCGTCACCCAGTTTGCCCGCCATGGCGGCGGCGACTTCCAGTTCTACGCCGTAGGTTTTTGCCATGGGCGCCGCGTACTTCATTGTCTCGCCAAGCATTTGTAGGTTGGTGTTTGAGCGGGTGAAGGTTCCCACCAGTACATCACCGAGTTTTCCCATCTGATCTGCCTGTAAACCAAGTCCAGACATGATGTTTGAAGCAATGTCGGCGGTCTGTGCCAGATCTGCGCCCCCAGCGGCAGCCAGGTTGAGCATGCCGGGCATGGCGGCTTTTATGGCCTTCGGATCGAAGCCAGCCATGCCTAAATACCCTTGCGCATCAGCAGCCTGACCCGCAGTGAATTGGGTCGAGCCGCCCAGTTGACGTGCTTGGTCTCGCAGGGCCTTGAGTTGTGGGTCATCTTTATCCAGTCGACTGATGGCTTGGACACGACTCATGCTGGCGTCGAACTCAACCCCCGGTTTTATCAGTCGTGCCCCGGCATACAGTGCAGCACCACCGCTGGCTGCGGCCATGGCTCCCGTGCCTGCCATAGACTGGGCAGTTTGTCGTTGTCTGTCGTAATTCGCTCGGGCGGTAGCCAGGGCGTTTTGACGTTTACCGATGGCGTTAAGACGGTCTTTTTGGGTGTTGAGTGAGCGATTGGCTGCGTCGACTTCTGTTTTCAGTCGCGCTTCGTGTTCGCCAAGCTTGCCAGTGGCAATTCCGGCCTCCTTAAGCTTGGTCATATGGGGCGTTAGTCCCTTGCGTTGTTCTTGCAGCTTTGTGGTCAGATCTCGAACAGATTCGTGGGCTTTTCGCATGTCATTTTTAAATTTCCCTGACGCAGCGTTGCCGCTATTGTTCATCGCTGTCTTTAACTGGCGCAGCTTTTCCTGTGCGGTGTTTAGTTTGTCGGAGGTTGCGGCGATGGCGCCTTGTTGCTTTTTAAAAGAAGCAATATTGGATTGCTGATCTTTCAGCGCCTTGAGTTGGTCGCGTGCCGCTTTCAACGCTTTAGCAGTGTTCGTGCTTCCTCCTGTGATACGCCGTAACGGCCCGGTGACTTTGTCAATGGCATTAAGCAATACCTGAATTCGCAGATCATTTGCCATCGGTCGAACTCCGCACCCTGGCACGCTCGCGCCAGTCCATCAGTTCTTGCAGGCCCAGGTGATCCATATCAGCCGGTGCCCAGTGAAACACCACGGCCAAGTCGGCCATGGCGTCTTCTACGCAACGAGGGATGCGTCCGTTTTCATCGATTTCTGCAGCAAAAAACCAGACACCTTGCTGCTGAGGGCGAACAGGTCGGCCGGGTCCATGGCGCTGACTTCAACCACGGTCAGGGTGGGCGTGCTGATGCGCGGTAGCACCTTGATCAGGCTGTTGACGTCCATTTGCAGCAGCTCGGCCAGGCTCACGCCGCGCAGTTCGCCCGAGTTGGGTTTGCGCAGGGTGATGCTGTCGATGGTGGTGGTACCGCGACGGATCGGGGTGTCGAGGATGACGGTGTTATCGTCGGCCAAGGGCTGAACGTCGGGCTGCTCGGTGGTCGCTTTTGTGGTCATGGATGAAGCTCCTGCGGCTGTGGATTGAGGGGGTGTATCAGAGGCCAATGGCTGAGCGCTGTTTATCCAGCATGTCCACGCCACCTATTTTCTCGATGAAGTTGAGCAGATCGATCTCGATGATTTCTTCGTTGTCGACGGTCAGCTTGTAGTAGGTGCAGGCGGTGGTCATGGCGTGTTCAGTGTCTTCGCCTGGCTGCGCATCACCCATTTCAATGGTCTCGTGACGACCACGCACGACGACTTCTACGGCGCTAACTTCGCCTGTGTCGTCTTGCTCAAAAGAACCGGAAAAGCGTAGTGCAACGCCTGAAGCGTTGACCGCACCGAACTGTTTGAGTGAGATCAGATCCAGGCCGCCCGTCTTCCATTCCAGCTGTATACCGTCATCGGAGAAGCCCAAGTCGGCCTTGACCGGGCCGTTCATGCCGCCGCCGCGATAGGCCTCCATCTTGCGGCCGAGGGCCGGCAGGGTGACGGACTTGGCAACACCGGTGTAGCTGTTGCCGTCGTTAAACAGGTTCATGTTTTTAAGTTTGCGTGGCAGGGCCATGGTGGTGCTCTCCGGAATTCGCGTTTAACTGTTGATGCCTTTGGCAAAGTCGATCAGGTAGCGATCTGTGATGCGTTGGCGGAAGGTGAGGTCTTCCAGAGGTGGCACGGGGGTGTAGTCGTAGTCGACCCAGAGCTTGCCGTCCTTGAGGGTGTCCTTGGTGTTGATGTCTTCCGGGTACCAGCAGCTACCGCCGATCAAATAGCCCTGGGAGATCAGCTCGCGCATCTTGGCGTTTATCCCTTCGACCAGGTCGCGTACCAGAGAGGCGTGCATCGGGCGGTCAACGGCCCACATATGCGCCTCGGCCATGGTGTCCGCGAGGATCTGCGCGGTACGGGTGTAGTTCTCGAAAGCAAACAATGGATCGTCGCTGCAGGTGCGACTGCCCCAGAAGCGGTAGCCGTTGGCGTTGATCAGGGTGGTGATTTCATTGCTGTTGAGGTAATTGGCGTCGGTGGCCGGGTTTTGCAGGTCCCAGAACACATCGGCGCTGATACCGGTCACGCCGCTGACCGAGACGTTTGACAGGGTTTTGTGCCAGCCAATCTCCTGGTCGATCTTGGCGCGCAGACCCAATGCACGGGCGACCGCCGGTGCGATCGCGGTTTGGTTGGCCACGGTGTCCCAGTTGAGAAAGTCCGGCCAGATGACCATGGCTTCGCGGGCGCCGAAGTTCTCGCGGTAGGCGACCACTTCTTCCTTGGTTTTACAGCCCCACGCACTGACGTAGGCGAACGCACGCAGGTCTTTGGCGATGGCGATCAAGGCGGTGGCCACCGGCAAACTGTCCAGCCCTGGTACACCGAGAATGCGCGGTGTCATGCCCAAGCGGGCCTTGGCGGCGAGCAGGGCTTTCATGCCGGTGTATTTGCCCTCGGCGGTGGTGGTGCCAATCAAGGCACTGGCAGTTGCGGCCTCGTCGGCACCTTCCTGCACACGCACCACGATGGTGTAGGGCTTGGTCTGGTCAGCAATGGCTTGCAGGCTGGCCGCAAGGGTGCCTTTGACCCCAGCCTTGCCGACGGCGGTTTGCACGTTGGTGATCAGTACCGGCGTGTCCAGAGGAAAGACAGTTGCGTCAGCGTCTTCGGCGGTGCAAACCATGCCGATGACTGCGGTAGGGATGGTGCGAATGGGGCGGGTGCCGTCGTTGAGTTCGATGACCCGCACGCCGTGAAGATAGTCGGCCATGGGTGGTGCCTGCGCAGTGGAATGACACTGCACAGGCTGCCGCGCGCGTGGCGGTTGGGCGAGGGGTGAGGCTTGTAGGCGTTGAGGTTACAGGGCACAGAAGTTGGAGTGACTTGTTTCAGTTATCTGGTATTTCGGGCCACACGATAGGAGCGCCTGTTGGCGCTACACGTCCCAATTCAATGGCGTAGTTCTTCCATTGCACCAGTGCCAACTCGCAGCGTGATAACTCTTCCTGCTCTTCTGCAGTAGCGGCAAAAGCTTGCATTCCCGGCTGTTCAATATTGGCCACTGCATCTCTCAGGGTGGCTATGCGGTCGGCCAGCTTAGCCTTTTGAGTATTAGCAACGGCGATGTGGCGGGTTTTATCGGCTGCTTGTCTGCTCTGAATTTGCTCTTGAGTAGGAGCAGGTCGGTCCTGCAAGACGGGGTATCCCTTGGCATTAATACCGATCATCCGCCCTGATTCTTGTCCAGCAATTAGTTCTGTGTACTGCTGATCGCTCAGGGGCAGCAATAGCTCTTCGGGTGGCAGTGTGCAATCAGGGTTCTGCATCCTGACTAAAGGGGGCGCAGTTGGGTTGTCGTCCGCTGGATCTGGGAGCCAATCTGGATCAGGCTTCAACAGTGTTCGTTCGCCGTAGATCAGCGTTGTGAGGAATCCGGCTGTTTGCTTATGAAAATACCAAGCCATTTTTAGTACCCCTCTGCTTGTATATATAAAGACAAGGCTTGTATTTGACTCCCCCATTCAGCAAAGAAAAGTATGCAGCCCGATACACTTTTTGCTTGAACTGCGAATTGCGCGGAGATTTCAATACCACTTCCACCGTTTGTAGCTTGAAGCGTTGCAGCAATAGATGAGCATTGTTTAGGAAATTGGGTTGGCCATATCACTTGCACAGGGTTGCCGCTGACAATGTCTCCGACATGTAAAAAAGTACGCTGTCGAATTAATCCGGTATCTGCACATAGCCACCAGCCGGATTCACCCATTGATGCAGTGTTTCGCGGAATCCCACCGGGGTAGTCCGATCTTAGAAAGTAACGGGCATCGCTTTCAACCTGGGTCAACGCATCGGTGATGCCATGTCCGGCCAGCGTGTTCGGGTTGCTGCCTTCAATGACCACACCGCGCTCATTAATCGTGACCTTTTGGTAGGTTCCTGCCATACGCGTAGCGGGCAATACTTCAATGATCCACTGGTCTACATATTCACGGGTTGCTAGCACCACACTGGGATCGATTTTTAGCGTGACATTGGTTGCGCTGGTGACAATGAAATTCATCCGTACTACTTGGGTTTTGCCGCTGCCTTGGGCCAGTAATGGTTTGAAACTCGGCGCGCAGTTGGCCACCGCCACCAAGTCACCGCCTTCATCGTAAAGACCAATTTCGCGAATCCACCAGCCACCTTCGTTTTCCGGGATGACTTGCTCGGCTATGATCACGTTGCTGTTCTTGGGGTCGATCTTGACTTGATTCAGTGGGGCTCGACGTTGCTCATGAATCAGCTGTGTTTGCAGCCTGTCAGGAATTGGATCGGTGCCGTTGGCATCACCCACACCCATTTGCGAGAACGACCAAGGGATGCCCAACGCGTCGGCATTAGCTTGTTTGGCTTCCCCGACGGCAGTGAGGATCGCCATGAACTGGCTGTTTTGATCAATCATGAGTATACGTCCAGGGTTTCGATTTGATGTTCGCGGCCCACCGGGCCGAATTGGCCGGTCACCTCAATGTCACGGGGTGCAGGCGGATATACGTCGATGATTTCGCCTTCGTAGACGCAAGAAAAAACGTTGATGAGCCCGGTGCTTTCCAAGCTGATTGCCAACCCGGTCAAGTGACGGCTAACGGGTTTGGCGTCCTCGATCAAAAAGGTCAGCTCCTGATACATCTCTTCGGTGATACCCGAATCCAGCACGCCCACTTCAAGCGCAAATGTGCCGGGAATGCCCTCTGGCAAGGTTTCCCACCATTCGACGACCTCGATCAAAAAGCCCAAGGGCTCTACTACCCTGCGCAACGCGCCAATGGTGCCTTTGCGCGAATGGATGTAATGGGATGCGCGAATGGCTGCCCGTTTGGTGGCTTCGCTCCACTTGCTGTCCCAGCGGTCCACCGAAAAGGCCCATGCCAAATACGGCAACAGACCCACAGGGCAAGTGTTGGGGTTGCACAGTTGCCTTAGTGGGATGGGTACGTTCTGGATTTGAGCCAATGCTTCAGCCGCATGGCGCTCGAGCGGGGTGTCGTTACCAGGCAGCAGGGCGTTCATCACTCAACCCCACGGCCGACGCTAGCATCTGTGCAATAGGGAGCCTGGGCTTTGGTCGCGACAATATCGACCCAGTTTTCTAGCTCTACCTTGCGTACACCTTCGACATGCAAGGCCGCATGCAGGGCGGATTCGGAGACTTCCATTCCCAGTCGACGACGCTGGTTGACGTAGGCGAGCAAGCGTTTTTCTGCTGCGGCCAGAATAGGTTCGGACTCTGGCCCGCTGGACAGTAAATAGAGTGTTGCCTTGACTTGGTAGCGGATGATCTGCGCACTCTGAACGTTCAAACGGTCGGCCACTGGCCGGCGGTCTTCGTCGTTAAGGTAGGTGCTTACAACGTCCAGCAATTCCGCAGAGGCCGCTCCATCGCCGAGCAACGATTGCACAGTAACCACGGCCACGGCCGGCGACGGACTCTCAGCAGTGGCGTCGGCTACCCTGCCATCAGCGGCGCGGGCATGAAAGATATAGCTGTTGCGCGGGCCGGCGGTACTCAAACCTTCCCAGGCCATTTGGGCGCGCTCGCGCAAACTGTCCTCGCTCTCCATCAGTTTCGGTACCGGCGGTACGGCCGATGCATTACTTTGCTGAATCACCAAGCGTTTGACGTTGAAGTTGGCCGCCAACTGCTCAAGATCAGCACCACGGGCGGTGGCTAGTAGGTTGGCAAGGGATGCTTCATTGACCCGCTGCCGCCAGATGGTTTCGCGATAGGCGTTCTCTTGCAGCAGTTTGGTCAATGGTTCGGACTCTAGGTCGAGACGTGCGGCAATTTCTGCCTGTTCTGCAATCGGCCACAGGCTAATCAAGAACGCTTTGCGCTCGGCCAGGATCACTTCGTAATCAATCTGCTCGACGATCTGCGGCGGCGGGAGTTGGCTAAGGTCGATGGCGGCGAAGCTGTTCATACACTGCCCCCCAGTTGCAGCGGCACGCTAAGGCTTAGCGGTTCATTGGTGTTCACCACGCGGCCTTCCAGATCCAACACGGCTTGGCCTTGCAGGTTGGTGCCGTTGAATTGCACACGGCTAAGGCTGATGCGAGCTTCCCAGCGCATTAACGCCATGACCGTGGCTGCGCATACGCGCAGGCGGGTTATGTCGTTGAAGGGATGGTCTACCAGTTCCGGGAGCAGGCTGCCGTATTCACGGCGCATGACGCGGGTACCGAGGCGGGTGGTGAGGATATCGGTGATGGACTGGGCTATATGCGCTTGGGTGTCGATGGCGCCGCCGGTGTGTCGGTTCATTCAGGTACCCCCGTTTTTCCACTGCCAGGCATGACGCCGCTGTGCACGTGATTGACTAAGCTGATGCCGGCCGCTACCACATCCTCTGAAACAGTGACTTTGCCGGTGACAGTTTGATTGCCGGTTTGGGTGTAATCGCCCTGGTGCGTGATCGGGCCGACGATATTGATGCCGCCGCTGCTGATCAGTTGCGTAGTGCCGCCGTCGGCCAATGTCGCGTTGAGATGATGGGCTACGCTGTCGTACTCGATCACCGTGCCGTCTGCGTAAGTACGGCGGTGCAGACCAGTGCGTTCGCCGTTCGCCGGGATGTGATCGCTGAACACGCCAGTCACAACAATGGCATTGGCGAGTTGGCCGGACGGGCTGAGCAGAATGACTTGCTCGTCTACGGTGGGCGGGTCCCATTGCTTGTCAGAGCCTGCGCGGAGGGCGAGCCATGGTAGCCAAGCGGTGGTCAGCGCACCGGTTTTGACCTTCACGCGCGGGGGCTTCATCTGCACGGCGGCGATGACGCCAAAGCGGATAAGGTTTTCGAGCATGCGAGAGAGAGCGGCGAAGTTGTCCATGGCGATGATGGTGGCGACGCGAGTGTGCCAGCGCAGCAGCTTCATCTTGTAAGAGCGGAGGTTACAGGTGAGGGCTTATACGATAGGGTACTTAATTAAAAACAGCCCAAAAAAGTGACGGAATTCAAGGAGCGAAAGATATGCTATCCATCAGTCATCCCAGCGTTATGCGAAAAGTAAACGAAATTTTGATAGGGTTGTTCCCTGTTACTGTGAAAGGGGATTATATTCCGAAGTTGATCGTTAAAGCATCTAAGGAAACAATTCTTACTGCCAAGGTGCGTCGCGAATTTTTAATACACTTAGCTCCATATGAGGTCGGTCAACTAAAGTCTGTTGGTTTTATAGCTACATTTTTTGACGATCAAAACCACCCTCTAACTGTTGCAGGAGCATTGATTAAAGAATTTTCTGGGCGGGAGCTTTCCAAGCTTTTTATCTCGCCACAGGTTGATGTTCATTTTTTTGATGAGCTTGGAAGAGAGCTTTTGGCATACAGAGCGGAATTCAGCTCTACAAAAGCACATCGAGAAATGCTGAGGAGAGCCGTAGTTCCAAGTTTTCAGGGGCTCAATCAGAGTGCAATTCTTACCCAACTGACTGAATGGTTCATGCTTAGTACGCCGGAAGACGATTGCCGTGCAATCAAAGTTAGTTTGACTGAGCCCCTGATGCTCGAGGACATTGTTTATATAGATATGCGTCCAGAAAATCATAGCTATCATGGCAGTCCAGGCTACAGTATGTTTACGTTGGAGCGCGAGGTACCAGGTCCAGCGCAAGAAAAAGAGATAATTGCTCTGCTTGAGAGAACATTTGATTCTGAGAGTATTTATCTGGGACCTAAGCGAACTTATGATAAAGAAGAAGTGGTCGATGTCCTAGTCGTAACTGACGAGAGCGTGATCTTGATCCAAGCTAAAGATAGTCAAAATCTTGAAAGTACTATTAATAAAACTCTAGAGAAAAAAAGGTCTGCTACTAATAAGGCACTGAAAAAAGCAGTTGGACAGGTCAAAGGAGCTATTGGTTACATACGGAAGTACTCACCGTTCGTTGTGATCATGGATGGCGCGGAGGTAGAGATAAGTTTGGAGGGTAAAAAAATATATTCCCTTGTGGTGATGAAAGAGTTGTTTGATGATGAGTATCGTGACTATACGAATCTCATGCTCGAATTGTTCAAGCAAACAGGGATTTCGTGCATCCCATTATCATATGGCGAGCTACACCAGTACTCTCGTTTCATTCATGGAGATAAGGCATTTTTTGAAGCGTTTACGAGAGTGTTTAATCACGGCCTTGAAAGCGGGGAGTTTCCACGCTTGCGAGTACTTCCACCAGGCTCTATCGTCAACGATCAGAACGTGTAAGGTGAACTAAAAGCCCATCCCGGATCAAGTCAAGGTCTGTATTGTTGAATCCAAGCAATTCACGCTGATTATAACGAACGTCCGGCGCACCGCGCTCTGCACGATCCTTCAAACCGAACTGGTGAATCCGGGCTATTCTGGCAATGTGCCCGGTAAAACCAACGCTTATGGCGTTGCTGTCACCCCGGACCTTCAAGTAACTGGCAGTTCGTAGTTTCTTAAACATTGCCAGTTTTCTCCGAACACGCCCCTGTTTACCGCGCAAGTTCCGCTGTTTACGTGGGGCGAACTTGCTGCCGTCCGGGTTCTGCTGGGTAACGATTCGTTTCTGTTGGCTACGCCGCAATTCCTGTCCGATGCTGCGGGCCAGTTTATTGCGCGCCGCTGGCTCCAACCGGGCCAGCAGCACCGCGGCCCAGGTCTCCAGTGCTTCCAGATTATTGGCCATCGGGAACAAACCATTCGCTGGTGTTGCCTTGGGCGCCAGGTCTCCAGTTCGGGTCGAGGTAACCCGCAACGCGCAGCGGCTCGCCGACATGTTTGACGGTGGTGTTGCCGTGTTCGTCTTGGCCGACGATCACCCGCTCTGTCAGCGGCAGGGTCACGCTGAGGTCGACTTTATCTTTGTCGAGGATATCGGCTTCGAACTGAATACCGTTTTTAACCTTGTCGAGGTTTTCCAGCAACTCCGATTGGTTGACGCTGAGCCAGCCGAGTATGGGCAGCATCACGCTGTCTGGGTGACCGGCGAAGTCGGTGAGGATGATCTGCAGGTCAAAGCTGTACTCAAACGACAAGCTGGCGGCAGCGGTACAGCGCACTTTGCCGTTGTCGATGAAGATCAGCAGACGATCGGGGTTGTGCTTGAACTCGGCCACGGTGGCTAGAAGATGTGCGCGCAGGTGCTCGGGCTTGTTCATGGGGTGGCCTGCTGATGTTGGTACACCATGTCGACCTGCGCAGCGCAGGCTGCCCAGGCGGTTTCAACGCGGTCCTGGTCGGTGAGTTGGTCGCCGTTATTGAGTGGACGGGTCGCCGGTAACTGGCAGGGCACCACGGCCGGACAGCCACTGATGATAAGCGTCGGCGCCGGTGACGTCGGGACGCTCGCGCAGCCTGCGAGCAACGTCTGGCAAAGGCTGAGCAGCCCAATCGCGTAGTTCAGCGTTTTCACGTTTCAGTTCCTTTATGGTTCGCTCACGCTGTTGCAGACCTTGGTGCAGTTGATCCTGCTGCGTACGCAGAGCGTTTTGGGCGGCGCGTTCTTGTTGCAATGTGGTGGTGAGGGAGTTGGCGGTGGTGAGGTTACGGTGTGCGTCCTCGCGTGCCCTGGTGGCCTTGGCTTCAGCGAGTTCGGTCTGGGCTTGGGCAACCGTGATGCGTTGTTGCTGGCCCCAGATCAGCAGCGCCACAAGGCCGAGCAGGGCAAGGCCGAACAGGGTTTGGCGCAGGGGGCTCAAGCGCGGTACCAGCCGAGTTTGTTCATGGCGCCGGTATCGAGTTGTTTAATGGGGCCGCGCACGATCACGGCTCTGGCGCCACTCATCAACTGGATGGCTTCGCCTAAAAGCTGCATGTCGTCATGCCCGGTGGATTCGGGCACCACCAGCAGATCGCCGTCTTGCACTTGCAGTTTGCGTATCGCTTCAAAGTCGATCATGACGTCACCGCCTGGCCGCAACCACAGTCAGCGTGGCGTTCGTAGGCGCGCTGTAGCTTGATGTCGTAGAGATTGCGCTGATAGTCCGGCCCATTGTAGAGCTTCGCGAATTCGGCCCATTTGCGGGTTTTCAGAGCCTTGTGTAACGCCGGGTCGGTTTCGATGAAGCGGGTGAAGGCGTCGAACTGCTGCGATTCACCGATACACATGGCTGTCACGAAGTCCTGCACACTTCTGTAGCCGAGGCGCAGCCAGTGAAAGCCCATGATTTGAAAGGCGCCCCATGACGTCGATTCCAGCGCAGAGATGTCATCGATCAGGCGCGCCATGGCAAGGCGCTGGTGTTCAGCCGTGCCGCCGATATACCCGCCTGCTTTCGGGTTGACCAGAGCGGGGTTGGTGATGACAAGTTGGTCGGCATGGCGCTTGAGTTCAGCGGGGTCATCTCCTTCGTTTCGCACCTTGGCGAGCAGGCGATGCATGATGTGTCGCTCAAACAAGATCACCGGCTTGCCATTGTCGAGAAAGCCTCTGCCCCTGGATTCAACCTCGTTGACTGCATAGATGCAGGCCAAAGGAGCGTCGAGGCGTTCAGCGGCGGCTATCAGATCGTTGTTGCGCAGCAGTTGGGCGCAGTCGCCACCGGCCAGGCTGATGTGGGTTTTGCTGCCAGCAATGCCATCGGCTACCAGCCCGGTTTTGAGTTGATAGGCCCGTACGGCGGCTTCAGTAATGTCGCCGTAGTCGCCATCGGGCTTAAGGTTAGCGCCGTGCCGGTTAAGGTTTTTTTGCAGGATGAGCACTGCTTGTGAGCGGTCGCCGTGGCGGAGGGTAGTCATGGTTGTTCTGCCTTGCGGGTGAAAAACTTTTTGGCGGCGGCGCGAGTGCCTTCCACGCCGAGCAAACCGATCACCCCGCCGAAGAACGGCGCAGCCGATGTTGCAATGCCCAGTAGCGCCAAGCCATGACTAGCGGCCAGCGCCAAGGTGCCGCATAGCGGCGCCTCGATCAGCATGCGCCGCAGCGTCCCGCCGCCGTACATGATGCGAAGAGCTGCAATGATCAGGGCCAGAAAGCCGGCATAGAACGTCGGCCAGTGCTGTTCAAGCCAGGCGGCGAGCCAGGCCCATGTTTCGGGACGGTCAGGCATGCGCTTCATTCCGTAGTCCAGTAGTGGTGGGTTCAAGGGCTGGGTGCAGCGGTGTCAGTTCCATAAATTCACCATCTGCCGCTGGGGCGCGCTGGCTTGGGCTTCGGGCATGTTCACCACAAGCCCTTGAGGCAAGACCGGGCCGTGGTCGGCCAAGCCGGGATTTGCCGTAAGCACGGCCTCGGTCACGCCGGCAGTACGGCCGTAGTGCCGCCAGCACAGGGCGTCGACGCTGTCGTTTTGCTGGGTGCGTACGGGGTTGGCCATCAGATCAACTCCACGGTGGTGCGGGGGCGGCCAAGGAAGTCACGGATGGCCCAGCGAAGATCGCGGCGGTAGTCATCGATGTTGGGGGTGAGTTCTACGGCCTTGTTGGCGCCCGTATTGGTCGCGCTATAGTCGCGGTATCGCTCGCAGACTTCGGCGCCGGTCCCGGCTTCGATGGCGCGGCGGTACAGGTGAACCTGTACGGACACGTCCTTGATTCGATCACCTGGTACTTCGTCCAGCGTGGAGTAACCGGCAGCGAGCTGGGTGGTCCGCCATTCGCCCAGTTCGCGGTTGAGGTTGACGACTGCGGCGATCACGGCAGTCTCCAGGCGAGCGGGCGTGACGCTGGCATCAATGCGCAAAGTGGCGCGTAAATGGTCCAGGTCAATCGACGGCCAGAACGGGTCGGTGTTGATACGACCGCTGTCGACTGGGCCGCTGGCTACAAATGCGCTCATGTGACTGCACTCACAAATAGATCGCCGGTGGTCGGGGCTTCACGTTCAGGAGGAGCGGTCTGGCCGATCCGCCCCGAGCCGGCGGGGTGCGTGGGGACGCTCGGTTAGCTGCCAGGTGCAGCGAATCTCTTGAGGAGACGCTCGACGCGCTCCAGATCTTTTTTGCCACCGCAGTTGGTGTGCAGCTCAATGGCGCGGGCCAGATGGGTCTTGGCTTGTTCCAGTGGCTCCGCGACAGCGCTTGCTGTGGCGTCTTCAGCAACGTGTGCCGATAGGGCCTTGCCGATGGCCAGGTGCAGCTTGGCGCGGGCCTGATCGGGCATGTCTTCTTGGGCTGTGATTTGCGCGGTGCGCAGCAGCAGGCTCAAATCAAACGCGCCGCCTGCTTTTTGCGCTTTCAGTGCCGCTTCGGCGATTTCTTCGGCAACGATGGTGCCGGTGGTGCGTTCAAACCGATCTGGCATCAACAGCGAGTGCTTGATCACGTAATCGGCGATGTCCAGGGCGCCGGTGAAGTCGGTGGCGTCCATCCGCCAGACCATCAACGTTGTCAGCACCTGGTCCTGTGCACCTTTGCCCTCGGCGAGCGCACCTTCTACGTAAGGGATGTACTCCGGCAGTAACTGCCGCTTCAGCTCAGCCTTGCCTTCAGTCGATTGCACCTGTTTCAGGCGCAAGTAATCCTGCTGGAGTTTTGCGAGGTGCAGCTCGTATATGGACGCGCCTTCCATGGTCATGGCGGGGCCTGCCACTGCCGCTGCTGCAACGGCGGCTGTGACGCGCTGAAAGTGATGGCGGCAAGGGTTGGTCATGATTGCCGCCTCAGCTCAGAGTGATGTTTTCGGCCATGGCAGCGCAGCCTAGGTCTTCAATCACATAGCTTTCATTGACCGACTCGAAGTTTTCGATGCGGTCCCGTTTAGCGTTGTCGACCACGGTGCGGCGGCGGGTGCCTTCCTGCCAGTAGAGTGACAAGTTGTCGAGGCGAGTCACCAACAGGCCGTTGGCCGGGAAGTGCGGTACACGCACTGCTGGCAAATTACCGAGACGCTTCTGGCTGGTGACGATATCGGCCGCGAGCATTTCAGTCGGCGCCTGCACTTTGTTGATGATCGGGAAGTACTTGTCGGCCAGCAGTTGACGCCCGCAAATCACCACCAGGTCGGTGTCTTCCTGATACCAAGGCTCGATAAATTCATTGACCATGCTGACCACCAGCGCATCGATGTTCTCGAAGTCCTTCCCGGCGCCGATCTGGATTTGGCCGCTGCCTTCAACCACTTCATGCAGGACGCGAGCCGCGTTCTCCACGCGCATTTTCTCCAGCCAGCCGATGTTGACGTCCTGCAACAGCGGGTTGAGTGCGGGGTTGGACGTTGCTGCGCGGCTGGTACCGTTCCAACCGATCATGATCCGGTTGAGGGCCTGGGCTTTGATGATGGCGTCGCGAATTCGCGCCTGAAAGTCTTTGAACTTGGCCCATTGATCAAGCTTCTGGTAGCGGATACCGGTGTCGAAGTTGGTTTGGGTGCAGGTGTACCCACGGTTATCCAGACCGCTTGGGTCGCGCGGTTCGCGGTCTTTGAGGGTGGTGTCGGTGGTGCTGGCGATGGTGCCATCGATACCGATCCCGATTTTTTCACCTGACTGTTCCGACACACCAAACACATTGATGGCACTGAGGAAGGCGCTGGACTCTTGAATGCGAGTTTCGAGGGTTTGCGCAACGCTCGGGGCGGCGGTGAATTTGGTGGTGACGTCGCTCACCCCGTGCAATTGCGCGAGCTGCTGCAGGTAGGCGTTGTACAGGACGCGGGTATCGTTACGCATAGTGTTCTCCGATGTTCCTTGGCTTTGCGGTGCCCTTGATGTCGATCAGCAGTCGGTGACGAGCTTGCCTTCACCACCCGTGGCCGGGGGGCGTGCTGAGAACTGCGGCTTATGCCCGGTGGTGTCCGGGGTGTTTTCGAGTTTTTTGACCAACTCGGCGAAGCTGCTGGACAGCTTGTCGTGAGCCGCTTGCAACGTTTCGCGGGCGGACTTTTCGGCCTTGAAGGCTTCTGCCTGGCTGGCGACATGCTCGGCCATTGCTTCAATGGACTCGCCCAGTTCAGTGAATAGAGCGACGTCTTTGCTTTCTTTGCTTTTGCCGAGGAGTTCAAGCACGCGGTTGAACAGGCCTACGACCTTTACGCTTTCGTCTTCGACTTCCTCGAATTCAAGTGCAACTTCGATGGCCTCGGAAAACAGGTTGCCGGGGTCGCGCTTACGGCTTGCCAGCGGGTTGTTGTCGGGATGTTGGGCACTGAATGTCAGCATTTCAGTGCCCAGGCTTGCCGGGCTGTCGGTAACAGCAATGCCATCGAGGTAGGCCCGGCCGGTGTCAGCGAATTTCGGGCGCAGCTCGATGCTGGTGAACATCTTCTGCCGGGCCTTGTTCATGGTGACCAGGTCGGCAGTCGGTTCGATTTGGGCAAACAGGGCGAGTTTTTTGGCTCCGGCGATTTCGACTTCCTCAGTCTTCAGCGCAACCACGTCGCCGTAAGCCCGAAAGGGGCTGTCGGGCAGCAAGCTGCGCATATGCTCGATCCAGACCCGTGCCCCGTAGGTGTTTTGGCTATAGGTCTCGGCGGCATCGACCAGCCACTGCCGTTCGATCTGGCGACCATCGGTGGTGGCGCCTTCGACGGCAACGCGGAAGAACTTGGAGCGGTGTTTCTTGGCTGGGATGTCGGTTTTGCCGGCCATGCGTGAATCCTCGTGCGGTGGCTGTGTGCCTTGGCGATGAGGGCATGTTGTTGAGCCAGCGCGAGACGGGCAACGATCCGGCCTTGTAGGCCCTGGCATTACAAAGGCCGGAGCGGGCGGGGTTCGCGCGTGGGCGGCAGCATCTGCGCCATGAATGCCATCGCCGAACTGCCCACTGATCACCGCCGCCATGCCAAGCATTTGTACTGGCAGGGCTATCGCGTGTGCGAGATCGCCGAGCTGATCGGGGAGAAGGAAAAGACCCTGCACAGCTGGAAGGCCCGCGACGAGTGGGACCGGGCCACGCCGCTGGAGCGAATTCAGGCCGCAACGGAAGCGCGCCTGGTGCAGTTAATTCTCAAGGATCCGAAGTCGGGATCGGATTACAAAGAAATTGACTTGCTGCACCGCCAATTAGAGCGTCAGGCGCGTATTCAACGCTTCAACGATGGCGGTACCGAAACCGAGCTGAATCCGAACCTGGCCAAGCGCAACGAGGGGCCGAAGAAGGCGCCGAAACGCAACGAATTCGACGCAGAACATATCGAAAAACTGACTGAAGCCTTCATCGATGGCTGCTTTGGTTATCAACTGGATTGGTACAAAGCGGGTAATCAGCGCACCCGCGCTATCCTCAAGTCTAGGCAGGTCGGTGCGACTTACTATTTCGCCCGGGAAGCGTTGATTGATGCGCTGACCACCGGGCGTAACCAGATATTCCTGTCTGCCTCGAAAAATCAGGCACACATTTTCAAAGCCTACATTCAAGCCTTTGCCCGTGAGGTGGTGGGTGTCGAGCTGACGGGTGATCCCATTATTCTGGCGAACGGCGCGGAGTTGCACTTTCTCGGTACCAACGCCCGCACGGCTCAGGGCTACCACGGCAATTTCTACTTCGACGAGTTCTTCTGGACGTTCAAATTCAAGGAATTGAACAAGGTCGCCAGCGGCATGGCGATGCAGAAGCAATACCGCCGAACCTACTTTTCAACGCCTTCGAGCATGGCCCACGAGGCGTATACGTTCTGGACAGGAGAGCGCTTCAACAAAGGGAAACCGGCGGCGCAACGGATCAAGCTCGATGTCTCCCATAACGCTTTGCAACAAGGGCGTCTGTGTGAGGATCGGATCTGGCGACAGATCGTCACCATTCTCGATGCCCAGGATCGCGGCTGCGATTTGTTTGACCTTGAGGAGTTGCGCCAGGAGTACGACGCCGAGGCCTTTCAAAACCTGTTGATGTGCCAGTTCATCGACGATGGAGCCAGCATCTTCCCGTTGGCGATGTTGCAACCATGCATGGTGGACAGTTGGGATCTGTGGGCGGCTGACTATAAGCCGTTTGCTGCACGGCCGTTTGGCGACAGGCAGGTCTGGGTGGGTTATGACCCTGCCGAGAGTGGCGACAGTGCGGGCTTGGTGGTGATTGGCCCACCCATGGTGGCCGGCGGCAAGTTCCGGGTGCTGGAGAAGCATCAGTTCCGGGGCATGGACTTTGCGGCCCAGGCCGAGGCCATTCGCCAAGTGACCAAGCGCTACTGGGTGACCTATATCGGGATTGATATTACGGGCATGGGCTCCGGTGTGGCCCAGTTGGTGAAGCAGTTTTTTCCGAACATCATAACTTTCAGTTACTCGCCTGAAGTCAAAACCCGCTTGGTACTTAAGGCCTACGACGTCATCAAAAACGGCCGCCTTGAGTTCGACGCTGGCTGGACTGACTTCGCGCAGTCCCTCATGGCCATTCGTAAAACCATCACCGCCTCCGGGCGTCAGTTCACTTACACGGCCGGTCGTACCGACGAGACGGGCCATGCCGATTTGGCGTGGGCGACGTTCCATGCGCTGCAAAACGAACCCCTCGAAGGGCAAACCACGGCCAACACCGGATTTATGGAGTCCTACTGATGAGCAGACGTAAGCGCGTTACCCACTTGGCCACCGCTAAAACGCCCATAGAGGGCGAACTGCTGCAGGCTGAATCCGGGCCAGTTGAAGCATTCACGTTTGGTGACCCAACGCCAGTGCTGGATGGGCGAGAGATCCTTGATTATCTAGAGTGCTGGGCCAATGGGCGCTGGTATGAGACACCCATGTCCATGGACGGTTTGGCCAAGACTACGCGGGCCAGTGTCTATCTACAGTCCGGGCTCAACTTCAAACGCAATATGCTGGCTCGGACGTTCGTTCCCCATCGACTGCTGAGTCGCCAAGCGTTCGAACAGTTCGCCCTTGACTGGCTGTGGTGTGGCAATTGTTACCTCGAAAAACGCAGCAACATACTTCGCGACACACTGGGCCTGGTGCCGCCGTTGGCAAAGTACATGCGCCGAGGTGTCGATCTGCAGACGTATTACCAGGTGCGCGGCTGGAAGGATGAACACGAGTTCGCACCCGGTTCGATTTGCCACCTGCGCGAGGCCGATATCAATCAGGAAATTTACGGCCTGCCGGAGTGGCTGGCGGCGCTGCAAAGCGCGCTGCTCAATGAGAGCGCCACACTGTTCCGGCGCAAGTACTACAACAACGGCAGTCACGCTGGATTCATCCTCTACATGACCGATGCCGCGCAGAAAGAAGAAGACATCGACGCTCTGCGCACCGCGCTGAAGAACTCCAAAGGCCCAGGTAATTTCCGCAACCTGTTCGTTTACGCACCGGCCGGGAAGAAAGACGGCATTCAGTTGATTCCAGTGAGTGAAGTAGCAGCCAAAGACGAATTCAGCTCTATCAAAAATATCAGCCGCGACGATTTGCTCGCGGCCTTGCGCATTCCGCCGCAGTTGATGGGCATCGTGCCGCAGAACGCGGGTGGGTTTGGTTCATTGCGGGAAGCTGCTGAGGTTTGGGCGGTCAACGAGCTGGAGCCGTTGCAGGCGCGTTTGGCCCAGGTCAACGAATGGCTAGGGGAGGAGGTTGTCAGCTTCAAGGAATTTGAATTGCCAACAGGGGGCAAGTAGAGCCCCCTGCGCAGTAAACGAGGCGACGATCCGGTGCGCAAACACCGGGCTCGACGCCGAAACACTCGATCTGGCCGAGTGCTCCAACCAAGGCCTCGCCCCACTGCGCAGGGGGGATGAAGCCTAAGCGAATCCAATTGTCTAAACAAGGATCACTTATGAGCACTCCAATAATCCCGTGGATGGGCGGCAAACGCCGCTTGGCAGATCGCCTGATTCCACTGTTCCCACCGCATGAATGCTATGTCGAAGTCTTTGCCGGCGGTGCCGCGCTGTTCTTCATGCGCCCCCAAGCCGCGCCTGTTGAGGTGTTAAACGACATCAACGGCGATCTGGTGACGCTCTACCGCGTTGTGCAAAATCATCTGGAAGAGTTTGTGCGCCAGTTCAAATGGGCGCTCAGCTCACGGCAGGTGTTTGAGTGGCAGAAGATGACCCGGTCCGAAACGCTGACCGATATTCAACGGGCTGCGCGCTTCTTCTATCTGCAGCACCATGCTTTTGCGGGGAAGGTCACTGGCCAGACGTTTGGCACAGCGACTACCGGACCCGCCATCAATTTGCTGCGTATAGAGGAAAACCTCTCAGCGGCCTGGCAGCGGATGTCCGGCACTTACATAGAGAACTTGCCTTGGCTTGAATGCGCTGAGCGCTATGACCGGCCACATACCTTTCACTACATGGACCCGCCTTACTGGCAGACTGCTGGGTATGGGGTGGAATTTGGGTTCGATAACTATGAGCGTATGGCGGATTTCATGCGGCGCTGTAAGGGCAAGGTGATGGTCAGCATCAACGATCACCCGGATATTCGGCGGGTGTTTGATGGGTTCCACTTTGAGGCGTTGGATATTCGGTACAGCACAGCCAATCAGCGGCAGGGCAGGCCGGAGGTGAGTGGGGAGCTGGTGATTATGAATTGGGTGCCAGAGGAGTTGGGGAGGTTGTTTTGAGTTGAGGGTTTTCGTAGCTGCAGCACCAAGCCGCCCACTGAGGCGGCTTTTTTGAGCGTGGAGTCAGTCTGCGTCTTGCACGAGTTTGTTCAAGTCTATGAACATGACGGGTTCCTTGCGGGCCCTGTTGTCTTCTGTATCCAGAAGTGTCATGCCAATTTTTTCATAGAACTCAATGGATCGAGCTTTTGCGTCTGTAATCAAAAAACGGCAACCAACATTCTGAGCAATGTGATCTGCCGCCATTGCGATGGCAAATTCCATAAGGACTCGGCCTATTCTGTTGCCCGCATATTCAGCATGGCTGGCTAGGCGAGCGACCTTCAAGGCAGGCATTGAAGAGTAGCGGTTTGCATGCTCGCAATCTTGTAGAGGATACGTGCCATGCAGCTCAATTTCACTGCAGGTCAGCGTGATGTAGCCAATCACCCGAGGACGAGCATTAGGCTCTAGTGGGGGGAGGACTGCCACGTAGGTCACTGCAACGTTGGCAATTTGGTATTCGAGCGCATTTTGCTGGATGAAAGACTTCAAGGGCCTCAGATCTTGATCTGGGCCCAAGGAGAATTTGTTAGGTTGATGAAGCGGGTCGAGCTTTTCTATGAAGTAATCAATGCCTGGTTGCATCGGTGCTCACTTAGATTAGCGAGCGCGTGCAGCTTGGTTATTTAAAACCTGGCTCAGGAGGGCGCGACCACGTGCGTATGAAGCCTTTGCCTTTTCATTGGGCTTGTCTTCGCGCATGTGTTGAACAAAGCGTGCTGCGTCAGCATCACTCAGCTCAACGCGGCTGAAAGTATCACTTTTGATTGCCAT